CTTTCATCAAAAGACATTTTATTTAAAGAATTAGACGAAGTTCAGTCTACTTGTGAACGCTATGTTTTAAGTAAATCTTACAAAACACTTCAATCTCTCGAAAATGATAATAATAAGTTAATATTTTACGATTCAATATATGATAAAACAATGTATAGCATGTTACATGAGTTTCAAAATGAATATAAACTAATGGATAAGAAACAGTTTTTGGAGTTTTTGACCGAAAAACTAATGACTATTATGAAATTAACTAGGGTCAAAGCTGCTAGAGAGGCAAAATCAATAATAGAGGAAAAACGCGAAATAATAGACGGCGATTATGCAGTATTAAAGGACAAAACTAGCTCAAAAAACTATATTTATAAACGAGAAAATAATGTGTGGATAATAGATCCGCAATTTGAAAACAATTTTTATATTGAAACAAATCAAATTTTTTGCGATTCCAATAAAGATTGTATAAGCAAAGACGATAAATGTAACTCAATAAGTGGGACCAAAAAGACAAATCTTGACACTGATGTAAAAAACATTTTAAAAACATTTGAAACCAAATATAATTTTAGCATAGAAGAAGTTAAGAGCAAAATAAATAGCAATTATGATAATGCTAAAGTTAGAATAAGTAAAATAATGGCTTTAAACAAATTTAAGAGAGAACATAATAATAATTATTTAATAAGTTTAGAACAAGTATATGAATCAAAAATACTTCAATCGCCCTATGAAAACATTAGAAACATGGTATTGCAATTAAAAGACTTGTCATTAAAATATGAATTGCTAAAACGTTTTTGTTTAAACTATACACGAAATGCTATAAATGACGAAAATGTATATTGGTTGTATTGTATTAAAACTGGTGTAAAATTGGTTCCGCAATTTTTATTAAGACTTGCAAATGTATTTTTAACTAAACAAAACTATGTATTAGAGTTGGATACGTTATGTGCAGAACAAGGAACAATAAGTGATGATAATAATTTTTGGGTAGATAAACACAGTGGTTATATTATAAAAACGATTGAATTTAACACAGATGAAGGTTATGACGATAAAGGTTTTAAAGTATACACTAATGAACAATTAGAAACTGAATATGCTATTAATTTACAACCTTTGACAAAATCATTAAATCCAAACGTCCAAGTTATTATAAATATTATAAAAGCAATTTCATTAATGATGGGTATAAATATATCACATAATCATGAAGTAATAATTAATAATGTTTTGACTCTTTTAAATTCAAGTATTCCAACAAAACAAAAATATGAAGAAATGTTGCTTAAAAGTGCTAAAAAAGAAGGCAAAGTAAAACAAAATCCTAGTTATGATGATATGTATAATTCATCGTTGTTATTATTAACGCTTGCATTTATAATATATGCAATTCAAATAAACATTCCCTCTTTAAAATCTAAGAAAACATTTCCCGGATGTATTAAATCATTTGTGGGTTATCCACTAGATGATGAACAAGACAAAACATCAATTACATATATAGCCTGTATAGCAAATAAAATAAAAAGTTCAATTGTGCCGTGGAATAGCATATTAAAAATGTCAGAAAGTACACTTATTAAAAATATAGAACAATTGGTTACAAAATATATTATGTCAAATAAAGAATTGGTAGAACATTTAAATAAAAAGCGCGAATTTTTATTAACACAAGATAATACAAGCAATGCAATACCCGAATATTTATCAATTAATATTTGGCATACATTTAATCCGCCATTAGTGGACGTTAAAATAGATGCACAAGTATTAGAACCATTGGAAGTAAATTTTAAAAATACTTTATATCAAACATTTGCCCGCGGAACAAAAAATAATATTAAAGAATTAGTGGAATCAAAGGCAATTGGTTGTTCAAATCATATTATAGAACTAATACAAAATATTGTAAAAAGTAATAGTCCATTATTGAAGAATTCTAACGATAATCCATTTTTAGAAAATGCATGCTGTAATTCGCAAAAAAATACAATAAACTATTTTACAAATGCAAATAACTCTATAATAGATTATAATAATTTAGCTACTTTTTATAATAAAATACTTAAAGGAATTGACAATTTAACATATTCATCACAAATTTATGTACCATTAAATAGTCAACAAAAAAATATAATATTATATAGTGCATTTAGTGAAGAGTTAATATATAAAGCATTCATATATTTTTGTAATTTTTCAAATCAATTACCACTAGATGACGAGTTAAAAGGATTATGTTTGGATAAACCACAAAATTTTGATACCACTAAACCAATAAGAGAAATTATAGAGTCTTTAAAGAATGATGGAAAAATATACAATTATGCGTCATTTATAGAATTAATACATATTGTGAGTAAAAATAATATTATTCATGTTCCTATTAACTTTACAATAATTAATAATGTTGAAGCAATTCGTATAATAATTGATGCTTATGAAAATAATAGTTACTATAAAATAGACGATTTATTTATTAGTAAGTTAGAATTACTGTTAGACTCTTTTTCTGTTATTGAAGATGATAATAATGAATTGCGTATGTTAAAAAATTACTTGGGTCAATCTAATATGTTACTTAAACAAAAAATATTACAAATTGTAAGCACACAAACAAGTATTAGCAAAAGTGATTTTGCGGGATTTACTAATTGTTTAGATATGTCTATTGATGTTGAAAATATAATTTTTTATCAAAATTATATTAATAATATACTCCATATTTTTCCATCAATCATTGTTAACAAAAATGTAAATTATGGAGCAATTCCAAAACATTGGAATTTATCAACAGTCCATTATTCTGATATTTTTAATATTATTCAAAAATACTATATTACATTAAATACTTTTGCAAATAAACCGGAGTTAGCAAGTGCATTTAAAATAGTTGCAAAAAAATTGGAAGTATTAACGCAGTTAATGAAAGTATTTTTATATAATAAAGCATTAATAACCAATCCAAACACCGAACCAATCAATCTAAATCAAACAGCACCAAGACAAGTAAATAGCATATTTGATGAAAAATTAATAACGCTTTTTTATACTTTTATATTTTATAATATAATTAATGAATTATTGTCTATAAGCGAAGACCAGGAGTTTATGTTGCAAATACAAAATGTTGAAACAACAGATTATAATAAAACTGATTTTATGAAAAATATTATAGATTATATTATGTGTTATTCAAATATAATGACTAATCATTATGTACTAATTTCCAATGGGTATGCTAAAGTAAAAGAAAAAATAGTAATGGCAAAAGAAAAAGAGAAAACACTAATAACTGATTTTCTTAAAAATCTCTCTGATGAAGAGCGTGAAATAGAGAATATTTTGAAAGCTAATAAGTTAGAAAAGTGGAATATTGGTATGCAAAAAGGGTTAACACAATATGTTAAAGAAAATTACGATGAAGAGCGCGATGCATTAGAAAAGCAAGCATTAAAAGAACGAAAATTACAACAAAACAATAATGTTACAGCAATGAATAAAGAAATTTATGATTTAGCTATGGATGAACAAATGCAAAGCGATGCCGCAATAGATGCAGAAGAATATAGTATGAACAATATTCCAGATGATGATGATTTTAATTATGATAATGATGATGATTATGCAAATGGTCCAAATGAAATGTATCAAGATAATGATTAATATTTAAAAAAATATTAATAAAAAATTATAAAAAAATATTAATAAAAAATTATAAAAAAATATTAATAAAAAATTGATAAATTAATATTTTAAATTATTAATTAAAATATTAATTACTAGCATAGTTAATAATGGAACCATCAACATTAAAAGAACCATTAACATTTATTGATTTGTTTTGTGGAATTGGTGGGTTTCATCAAGCACTAAAAAAATTAGGAGCAAAATGTATTTTAGCATGTGATATTGACAAAGATTGTCGCCAAGTATATTTTGAAAATTATGGAATAAAACCAGTTGAAGATGTAACAAAAATTATTCCAGAAGAACTGCCTGATTTTGATATATTAACTGGAGGATTTCCATGTCAAGCATTTAGTAATGGCGGTAAGAAAAAATGTTTTGAAGATTCAAGAGGATTATTGTTTGATGAAATAATTAGAATTGCAAAAGTAAAAAAACCAAAATTTATGTTTTTAGAAAATGTGAAACATATTTTAAAAGTCAGTGATGGTGAAGTAATTAACTATATTAAAGAAAAAATAGATTCAATAGGTTATAATTTAACTTTATTTCAATTATCACCGCATAATTACGGAATTCCACAACAAAGAGAGCGTATTTATTTTGTGTGTGTAAATAGAGAACTAATAGTACCAAATGTTACAAATAGTACCATTGTTTTAAATCCCACGATTGATCCAAAGACTATTGATTTTACTAAGTTTATAAATAGTGAAAATGTGTCTTCAAAATATTATATTAATTCTAGTATTTTGGAAACACTGGAAGCGTGGGATGAAATTATTAAACAAATGGCACCTGGAGAAAAACTCACTCCAACATTAATGATAAATGATGCGTTTGTTAATTATAGTGAAGAACAGTTAAACTTATTTCCAGCATGGAAGCGTGACTATATTAAAAAAAATCGTCCATTAGTTGAAAAATATGATACCATTTTAAGACCATGGTATGAAAAACATAAAGTATTATTAAAACAACGCGAAATTTATGGAAAATTAGAATGGCAAACAGGTCCTGTTAAAAAAGATGAGAGTATTTTTAATCATCTTATCCAAATTCGTCAGTCAGGAATAAGGGTTAAAAAATGTAACTATTTTCCAACACTGGTTGCAATATCGCAAATTCCCATTTATGGAAAAGAAAAACGCTATATAACACCTCGGGAATGTGCACGACTTCAATCATTTCCGGAAGATTTTAAATTAACACTTGATGATAAAAAAAGTTATAAGCAACTGGGCAATAGCGTAAATGTAGAAAATGTGTACAATGTTATTAGTTCAACGTTAAAACATTATGCTATGATTTAAGAATCATTATGAATCATAAATTGAGGTGATGCACTATGAATATTTCCCTTCCATCTTATTTCTACGCGATATTTTTTTTTGCCAACAACTAATTTGTAAAATAATTTTGCAGCATTTCTAAACTCACCATTGGTTTTAATATAATAAGAATCATATTCTTCAAATATTACACTTGCATAGTCAATAACTTCTTTGCTATTATTTGTAATGCATGTACCATCAAATTCATACACACTATATGGCAAAGTTGCCCCATATAAACAATCTAACAGCACTGATTTTACTAACTCATTTGAATTGGTTAATTCGATACGCAATTGTGCCCAATATTGATTTTCTTTGTTTGGATAAAATAGCGAATTTACAGCATCTCGGTCTTGTTTTGAAAATTTAACAAATCCATTATTAGTTAAAACTTCTTGCTTAATACTATTTAATTTTAAAGCACTAGAATGTTGTAAAATTTTATGAACGCTGTAATTTGATTTTGTAGCATTATTACTTTGTTTACATGACCACCCTACAAAATCTCCACAAGCATATTCAATATATATATCACTTTTGGCCTGTTTTTTGTCTATATTTTCATTTAATTTATTTATTTTAATGTGTTTGTTTTTCTTTCCTGAAATATAAATAGCTACTATGTTTTCAAATTTAATGGGGCATGCGTCTATTAATTCATAAAATTTCTGAATGCGTTGCTTTATTAATTCTGGTTTTTTTAATAAATCATCAACATAGTGTTTCAAATCGCTAACATTATTTAATTTTAGTTCATTATTAATTAACTCTTTATTTAAGTATTTTTCAGAATTAGCTACAATAATTTCGTAATTAATGGGATTGTTTGAACTGTAATTAGGCAATAATGATGCCTTATGTAACAATAACAATGCATCTACATATTCACATCCATTATATTCAACATTTTTTCGAATAAGTTTAGTAATGGCAGTTTTCATAATATTATAAACACGAATAATATTATTAAATACTATAAATACTATAAATAGTTGTTAATATTGTTTATTTAAATCAATTTTTTTTACCATATATATTATTAAAAACAATTTAATAGTAACAACTTTACAGTTTATATTTTCTATAGTTTTTCCTGCGTGTTCTTTTATTTATTCTTTTTTTATCTATTCTTTTTTTCTTTATACTATATTTAGTATAAGTAGAGCCATTAATACTATTTTTGCCTCCGATGCTTTTTGCACGTTGCGGTGTTAATGTTTCTATTGGTGTTCTTTGTAATTGTATTTTTGATTCAACTATATGACCAAGTTTTGTTGTTTCATCTTGGTTTTGTTCAAATAAAACAAAAGGACTTTTTCGATCAATTGTAGTTGTATCTAGTGTATATTGTCCCGTCTTTTTTAATGTAAAACCTCCACCATGTGGTATATCTTTTCTATATTCATATAAATCCAATGGTTTTTCCATCATTATTTTAATATTGTTAATTAAGTCTAATATTTTTGGTTTTTCGGATTCGTCTATTTCAAAATCTTTGACCTCAGATTTTGTAATTAAATTACATTCAGATAATATTAACATTTTAGTTAATAAAAATAGAGTACTATTTATTTTATTTCTTAAAATTTCTTTTTTGATTTGTACTACATAATTAGCATTATGTAACATTATAGTTATAATTAAATTAATTTTACTAATAATTTTTGGATCTTTAAAATTGTCTTCTAATTCAGTTAGAGTTTTAGCACGCCCATTTTCTAGTAACTTAATTATTCTTAATAATTCACTTTCATCAAGATTACCAATTTCAATACCTTCTATATCCCATGGATAAATATATGAAAGTATTTCATTATATCTTTGATAAAATGTTGTGCTATTGTCTTTATTAAAATCATTTAAGTATTTTTCTTCTTCTTCAATCCGTGTAATAGCACTATCTATAGTTGTAAAAAAAGGTTCTTGTAAGACTTTGTTTTTTTTTTCTGGAATTTTTAAGTTTTCATAATATGATTTATATGTATTAAATTTTTGATATTCCCTACATTTTGCCTTAATATCTTCATATCTATCACAATATAATGTTACTTTATCTCTTGATGCTGAAATTGTTTTTCTTGTGCTTTCTCTTTCGCTAGTGAATTCTTTAAAACAATCAGCACTAGTAAAACTGGTAATCCAAAACATAATATTTATTATTGGTGACCCGTTTAAAAAGGGGGTTAATGTTTTTCTATTTTTGTAAGAAAATACAATAGAAGGAGCACCCAACCATGTAATTCTACTCATTTCATATTTTTGTCTTTCTCTAAAATAGTCTTTATAAGTAGTTATACCTTCAAAATTCCCGGATACAAATGATTTTTCATATATTTGCGAAGCCATAACCACTTTATGACCCGGTAATAGTAGTGTTGATGCATAACCAATATATTCTTTATTTGTGCTTGAAAATCCAGTAAATATTTCACTAATAAATTTATTATCATCTATTTTTCCATTTTCATCCATTGTCATTGATCTTATAATATTATAATTTTTGTCATGTGGAACATCTTCATATATACCTTTTTGATCTCTATATATTCTAGACTCATATTTACCGTCTTTACTTCTATATATTATAGATTTGGCCATATATCTAGATATTTATTATATTATATAAAAAAATATATAATATAAATAAATTGTGAAATAAGTAACAATTTAATAACAATTTATTTTCTAGTATATAATAGCGCAATCAAAATATTAAATAGTTCTAAATAATAATCTAAAGATGCTGTTATAAAATCGTTACTATAATCGCGTTGTAATATACAATTTGTAGTATATACAATATAAACAGAAAAAACTAATAATGTTAATAAAGTCAATATTTTTGTAAGAATAGAAGAACTATATATAAAATATTGAACGATGATACCAAGTAATAATAACAATAAGGCAAAGAATAGACCAAGACTAAATTTATAAGTTAACATAATATTACTTTTTATAAGCGCTAGTCCAAACGCAAACAATGAAACATATATACTAATGGCTCCAATAAATAAAGTTTTTATAGTTTCTTCAGCAATAAGTGTTTTTATGTCTTCTAAAATTATTCCCATTGTTACCGAAAATAGTGAAAATAATATAAATTTTAACCAAATAGGCATAGGAAACAGTCCTAAAATAAAAACAAAAACAAAACTTAATACATGTGCACCAATAATAAGTAGTCGGCGCCGATTACTATCTTTAGTAATTTCAAAATTGTCAAAATTTATATGTATGTAATAAGTAATAGCTATTTGAATTAACAAATTTATTAAAATTAGCATAAAGAAGAATTTTTTAACATTTAAAAGGTTAAATAGTTGTGCTAAATCAGTTTTAAAAATGTATTTTTTATTAATACTTGTTATATTTGTTTTACTAACATTCATAATAGAGATTATAGTATAAAATAATATATTAATTATTTTATTAACATTTGTAATTTAGAAGCAGTTAAGTATTTATAAAAATAACTTAAAGATAAGAATATAGTATTATAGAATACAAGCTATTTGTAAGGGGGGGGTGGTTAAAATACTATTATTTTAAAGATTAGTTTTGATTTTAAAGATTAGTTTTTATTTTAATTTAATATTATAAATAATATATAATATTAAGTATGTTAAGACTATTTATTGTGAATAATAAAATGTTAGT